GCGAAGGATTGCGTTGGTGCTTTCCTTCTCGTTTTCAAGAATCTTGTCCATCACGTCCGCACCGAAGATTTCTTCGAGCGTCATGCCTTCCAGAATGAGCAGGGAGACTGTCACGCTAGGGTCATAGGCGCCACGGCTCCACTGTGATACCGTGCATGGCGATACGTAAATCTTGTCGGCCAGTGCTTTCTGGGTGAGACCCTTGCGGTTCAGGAACTTCTTGATACCAGTCTGGAAGGGGAGTTCTGTGATGGATGTGTTTTCCTTATTGTTCATTGTTTACCTCTTGTGTTTGTGTTGATACCCTAAATATATCAAAAGTGTTTACACTTGTCAAGTACCTTTTATAAAAAAGTGAATTTTTTCTCTATATATTCTTTTATATTTCATTGACAACGTGTCAATCAATCTTGCAATTCACGACCCCATTTTTTGAAAAAAGTTTACATTACCTTCGAAATTTCGCTAAAAACGCCATATCGAGTTTACAAATCACATTTCTGTAATATTTCCGTAAGAATTTCGTAAGTTCATAAGAATATTATAAGATTTCTGTAAGAATTTTGTAAGTTTATGGCTGCTAGACTTGCCCGATAAAAATGTATATTAGATGTAAGAAATAAATAGCATTCCTGTAAGCAAAAAATCTCATCATGTCCTATTGCTAATCCTATAAACAAATAGTATATTTAGAGTAAATAAAAGCCAACAACGGATTCCGCCCTTGTATAGCTTTGAAGAGTTTCTTTCCGTCACAAGAAGGGGCCTGTCTATAAGCCAGCGGAATTGGTTTAACTGACAGGCCCCTTTCCGTTTGGGTGGCTTGTGACGGAAACAATATGAATGCAGAATTATTCGAAAGATTCTATGAAAAGAAAGACTACCACTTCACAACAAAGGGCATCCTTCACAACGCAAGAGAACGCTCGGTAACTACTAGGGATATTTTCGAGGCCTATAATCAATGGCTAAACGATTCAGACCGTGAAGATACTGTTACCCAAGATGAAGTAAAGAAGTGGCTTGATAAGCGTAAAAAAGAAGAGGCCGATGATGGCCAGCCTACTCCTATTGAGTTCATAACGAAATGGATTAAAGACCATTCGAATGAATGGTATATTAGTCCTGCATGGAAAGAAATCAAGTATATTGGAATGGGCGTTGCAACATACAAGGACCTCGACAATTTGCGTACGGCAATTATGACTGATATCTACAATAGTGGTTCCAGATACACTGTTGATGCCATAAAGAGCACTCTGCAGAACATGGCGATGAGGGGATACCAAACTGGTCTCGCCACTGTCGTTAATGATATTAAATATGATGCACGGTATGAAAATATCGGTGAACGTTGGCTAAAAGCCATCTATGAATACTTCAAACCTACTGAAAGCTATGAAATCTTTTCAACGCTGATGAAGCACTGGGCATGGCAGGTCAAGCGAAAGATGAACGACAAACCTGTTAAGAACCATATCTGGCTGAACTTCTACGGTGCAGCTGGCCTAGGAAAGACCACGGCCCTCAACAAGATTTCTTCTCCAATCAATGACTTCACGTCTACGACAAGCATTTCCAAGCTTTTCGATGATACCAAGGAAATCAAGCGCCTCACGGAAAACTTCATCCTAATCTTCGATGAAATGGCCGTGAACGTGGAATCAGAGACTAGCGGTGGGCGCCTTACTGCTGACCAGAAGGCAATCCTCAAATCCATCATCACGGGTGACAAGATGGATGCCCGTGTTTACGGAACTCAGGAACAAGCAAAGCGAAGGATTACATTCAGCTGCATCAGCTCGGCTAATGAACACCTCTACGATGTCATCTACGACGAAACCACCATGCGCCGCTTCTTCGACTTCAACTGCACTGGAACACGCCCGAAGTCTTTTGATGAAATCAACAAGTACTTGGACAATTCCATATACTTCTGGAAGTCCATTGACGAAGACTCGGATGATGGCTACTTCGACCCTGATACGGAAGTTGGCAAGCAAGTTCAGGCAATTCAGGCAAGCTATTACCCGACGAAGACTACGACGAAAATGTGGGCCGATGCTGTCAACCTCCGCATCGGCAAGACAAAGCTCGAAAGTGCTTTCCGTTTCTACTCGAACTGGTGCAAGGAAACTGGAAACAAGGGCAAGGCACTGCAATACTTCGCCCGTGATGTTCAGCATATCCTTCCTGACTGCACTGGTCCGAACGGGAAAATTTATGTAGATTTTGACACCGACGATGCTCCCGTTTCTGAACGGATGATGAAAGACTCAACTATTGAAAGCAGCGATACGTCTGTGCTATTCTAGGAGGCAACATGGATATCCTCATCAGAAAACACTTCTATGATAAAAGCCTGTGGCACTGGCGCCCTACGGCAGAGAAGTGGCTTGAACTCATCAAGAAGCCATTTGTATGCCCGAACAAGGAAGAGGCTCCCCTTGGCATCTACGGAACGCTCGTGGCCAATCCTGTGCTCAATCCAGTGACTATGCAGGCCCAGTATATCGGGGCAAACCTTGCAAGCCTTTACTTCTTGCAGATAGACTATGATTCCTCGTGCTCTGTCGATGAATGGATAGCAGACCACAAGGGCCTGTCCTATGCGTTGTACACGAGCCATAGCCATACCTACAAGGGAGACCATGACCGCTTCCGTGTAATCCTTCCGCTCGACAAGCCGTTGGACTGTGACTTGCAGGACTACTACTTCAAGAAGGCGATGGTCAACGAATGGGGCTGTGACCCTTCCTGTTTCGACCGTGGCCACTGTCAGCTCATTCCCATCATAAGGGAACCCAAGTCGCCGTATCGTTGGGCCTACAACAAGGGGACAAAATATTCAATTGACTGGAACAAGGTTGAAGCCGAGCGTGAACGGGGCCACAATGAAATCGACTTCCAGCATGCCGCCGCCGAGTTCAACAAGAAATACGGCAATCCTGTCACAGAAAAGGAAGAGGAAGAAAGGATGCTCCGATGGGCCGAAAAGGCTCTCGGTGAAATGCACGAGGGTGAACGCAACAGGACATCGTTCGAAATCCTTACCTACCTGAAAAGGCATGGACTTGACTTCATGTGCGTGGAAAGGTTGGCTCAATCTGTAGAGGCAGATTTCATAGACGAATTCATGCGAATGGCTGCAAGACTAATGTAAAGAAAAAATAACATGCTTTTTTATAAAAAACTCTTGACAGTCGAAGATAAAAATGCTAAACTATAGGTACAGACTTGAAAGGGGCACGTCCCGTCACAGAAATCCACCGTGCTGGTGCTAACAATCTCAATAGGAGTAATAATATGAGTAACGAAATCAATCTCGGACTAGACCTCAATGAAGAAGAACTCGCAGCATTCGAAAGCGGGGAAACCACATCCAAGTTCCTGCTCGAAGAAGGAGTCTATGATGCAGTCGTCCGTGGCTATGTCATCAAGCCCCATGTGTTCGAAGGCGATGACCATGGCCCGAAAATCCAGCTCATTTGGCAGCTCGCAGACAGCGAAGGCCTCGTGCATAGTCTTCTCGGCAAGCGCTGGAAGATTTGTGCTGATGAACGCTCGGTGTTCCGCAAGGAAATTTCCAAGTGGTTCAACAAGACGGATTGGCCGACCATCGTTGATATCCTGAAAAAGGGCGGACTTCTCGTCACTGACGAAAACGGTGCCCATTTCGATGTCAGCAAGTTCATCGGCAAGAAGGGTCGCCTTATGGTCAATCAGGTCACTTCCAAGAAAGGAAAGACCTTCAATGACATCGTAAGCATCTCTCCTGCTTCAAAGACTGCAAAGGAAGTCGGTATCGACGATATTCCTGAATGGATGCTTTCAGAAGCCCTTGACTATAAGTTGGCTGATGGCATCGGCATCCGTGCAAAGGAAGAGTCTTCCGAACCTGCCGAAGAACAGCAGAAGGCAAAGACTGCTCCCCCGGCATTGCCGAAGGGCTCCACTGCCAAGAAGCAATTGATGGAACAGGCTGCAGCAACGAGTGCTACTAGCTTCGAAGACTCGGACCTCCCGTTCTAGTTATTAAAAGTGTGATGTAGCTCAACTGGTAGAGCACGGAATGTTACCCGTCCGCCTTTTCTCCTGAAATGGTTGCGACAGGGCGGGTTACTTAGGATTTGTAATCCCGATGTTGTAGGTTCGAACCCTGCCATCACACCTAACAGCCAACTTGCCTGACTGGCTTAAAATAGACAGGCTACTTATTGTTCATGTTAACCTACCTGTTGTGGGTTCAGCCTTCGGGCTGGGCCCTAGCGGGCAGATGGGGTTTTCTTCAACAAATGTGTGCTATCAGTTTCACCCATCTGTCCACTAGGGTCAACAACTTGCATGGAAGGAAAAAAAGGATAAACTAGGCCCATGCGGGTTGTTACTCTAAAAAGTCAAGCTAACTCATCAAGGGCCCACGGGGGAACCCGTGGGCTTTCTTTCCAGATAGGAGTAGTTATGAAATCATCAGAAATTACAGTAGATAAGGCTTTTTGGTGGGCCCCTAATTTGCTGGTTGCGGAGAATCCCAAGCATCATGAAGGCTATAAGTCTTGGTGTACTAGAGTTCCTCTTGAAGGGCAGGAGCTTACCACGACTTACTATTGCGAGGCTCCCGCAGAAGCAATGACGGAATACCTGAACAAAAAGCAATGCGATATAGATGGTCCGTTTAAGGTAGTCATGACGGTAAAGACTAAGAATGGAGAAAATCACGTCTACAACATCCAAATCGGAGAAATGAATTTTGCGACCAAGGACTTGGATGAACTTCATACTCACCTTGTCCAGCCGACTGTATTAAAGCTAATACGGCAGGCGGGAAATGAGCTGGAATTTAAGAAAGTCATTTCGGTTACTGCATATGTGGAGGACGACGATGAAAACGGAATCCAATGAATCGATTGCAGCAGCTCTTTGGGGTATCGTAATTATGCTAGCCCTTATTCTTTGCGTAGGGTTATATTATCTCGACAAGTCGTCAATAACATCTCAGAAATGTGTGTGCTGTGAGTTAGATGCCGCAGCAGGCAAAATTCCACAAGGAGAAAGCCATGATTAAGCAACCGACCAAGAAAAAGACAGTAAAGAAAACCGACCCTTTGGACTTGCAGACTCCGCCTGACCAGATTGACAAGGCGCCCGAGTCGGCAATGCAGGTTACTGATGACCCACCAAGGGTTGTCGAGGAAATCCCCCGAAAGAATCCGAACGGAAACCCTTTCGATACGATGTACGCAAGACAGCGCAAGGCTCGGTAAGCAAGGCCGCCCACGATGGGCGGCTCTACTTATTTATAGTATGAAAAGATTGGGAAAAAAGAAGGCGGCACAACTCGCCACCGAACATCCAGGCTCGACTCTAACGAGTTGGCTTGAAATGAATTATAAGCACGTCACGCTTTCCACTACTATCACGGAAGGCGCTAATCGTCTAGTTTGTCCCCAGTCGAACGTAGAGTTGACCATTGCACTTCTGTCATGCGACAATGTTTCTGATTGGGCCAAGGTGGCTTTCCACTGGGCTCCCGCAGGAACTATCATCGACAAGGTTCCTGCTGTCTACTATGAGGAGAAAGTGCTCCTGTTGCGACAGCTTCTGACAAAGGAACTGTTGCTTAACCCTGACAACAAGAGGGCCCTCAGATACCTGCAGATTCTTGAACGCAGGGATAGCGAAAGGTGGGCCCAGAAGAACAAGGGATTGAGTGTGAAGGCCTCTACTTCGGCAGAACCGACGGAGGCAAAGAATGGCAGCAAGGAAATCAAGCTCGAATTCGAAATCGTCGGCGGCAATTAAGTTGCAGCTGTCCGAGTGGCAGCGCAAGTTTATCCTTGACGGTTTCAATGACGACCTCAGGATTGCATGTACTGGCATTTCAGCAGGCAAGTCCAGGGCATTGGCTATCTGGCTGATAATGCAGATGGCCAAGAAACCCTCTTGCCGTTGCATAGGCATCGCACAGACCCACAAGGCTTTGAAGCGTGTTCTTATCCGTGAAATGCAGGCCGTGTGCGGAATGTTCAAGCTGGGCTACGAGTACAACAAGTCCGACCAGGAGTTCATGCTTTCGAACGGCTCGGTGATGTTCGGGTATTCAAGTGAAAACCCGAGCGGCATGCTCGGCCTTTCCGAAATAGATATCCTTGCGATGGACGAGAGCGCCTACATCGTGGAAGAGGCATACCAGTATGCTTCTGACCGTATGCGTGGTGGCCGATACGAGCCGATGACTAGGCTAATCAGTTCCCCGCAGTCCATGTCCGCAGAGAACTGGTTCAGCTCCCTGTGCAAGAACCACCCCGATTCAGTAATCCATGCGACTGCACTGGACAACCCGTTCACTTCCGAGAAGTTCAAGCAGGGCCTGAAAGACCGTTATATCGAGGGGTCGAACATATACCGTCAGCAGGTGCTTGGCGAAATCTTCGACTTCGACATCGCATCCCAGATTGTAATGCGTTCCGACTTCATTGCGGCCAAGCTGGTGAATCCGCACCGCAAGGGGTATTGGCTTGGGGCCGACTTCGCTGGCCTTGGCGCTGACGAGAACACGGCTGTAATCATCGACGAGACGGGCATGATTGACTGGAAGAAGGCGCCTGACCTGAACACGAACCAGAAGGTGGAGCAGATTGCCGAACTGTGGCGGAGCTTCAAGCCCATAGGCGCCTATGGCGACGGCACTGGCGGCTATGGTCAGGGGGCCATGGACCTTGCCGAGACGAAGGACATGAAGATGACTTCCATCAACTTTGCCCAGAAGGCCTATAACGAGAACGACTACCCCAATGCAAGGACGGAAATGTACTTGGAGCTGGCAAAGGAAATCAGGAATGGCTTCTGGGTCTGCGACGAGGTGAAGAATGAAATCCTTGCCATGCAGGTGGAAATCAACAAGAGGGGCCAGCGTTCGCTGTTGCCGAAGGAACTCGCAAAGAAGATTCTGGGGCACTCCCCTGACTTGGCTGATGCCGTCGCACTGGCCGTCTATGCGAAGAACCATGGCGGTGCAAAGCCAGACGGTGGGTATTCCGCAGAGAAGGCAAGGAGCGTCTTGGACAGGTACTATGCGGGCCTGTAACTACTTATTATAAATGTAAACGTTTAACAATCAAACATGAGGGCTTATCCATGGAAGTCCGCTCCATTATTACAGAGGCTCTTAGCCGAGCAAATGTCGTGCCGAGGCGGCAACCTGCTCCAGGTGACTTGGTACAGAGCTCTTTCAATTTGCTTAAAGGGATTGTCAGCAAGTACAACAATGACAATTTCCTTTCGTTCACCCAGCAGAAGCTTGACCTTCCGGCAAGGAAGGTTATACATATTTATGGACAGCACGATACCATGCTCGGTGAATACAATTACGTCTTCAATGATATGGCGGAAATGACCAGATATGTCCCGTCTGTGGAAGAGAAGCAGAACAATGCTTGGGCGGTCATCAGGACCAATCCCCAGCAAGTCTACGGAGTCGTGGAGACTATGGGGGCATATCACTGGGAACCAATCGAAGTGGACGGGTTTGACCCGAGGTATCAGCAGATTCTTAATTACGTAAACGCATACCATGTTCACCTTGACGGAGTTTCCAAGCTGAATACCTTGGCAATCAACAGGGGTCAGCCTTGCGGAATGCTGGAAATGCACTTCGAGCCTTATGCAGACTTTGATTCATATTGCAACACTGACTTGATTTGGACTTTCAACGACTTGTCGCAGGGAGAATGGATTATCGAGGTCAAGCCCTATCTTGTTGCGCAGAACGTAAAGCTCCGCCTTGACTACAACAGGGCCATCGAGTTTGACTTGGATACAGATTTGAGAATACCCGACGCTTATACGGAGCTGCTCACCGTGGCCCTTACGTATAAGTTGGCGGTGGCCTATCCTAGGATGGACGATGCACAGGTTGCACGCTTGGCCACCGAGCTGGAAGGAATGCTGAACAACGTAAAGACGCCAAAGGCCGATGCCAAGCAGGTATTGCGTGGTGACGGCTACGATGACCGTAGTTCTTACTGGGGCGTAGTTGGCGGCAGAATGTGGGGGTTCTAAATGGGAAACAGGGTTCTTCTAGTTCAGAACGTGGCTGGGGGATTGTCCCGCTCCAATATCGTCAAGGTAGGCCTTGGCGATAGTGTAAACATGTACCCTGAAACGCAGGACCTGAACGAGCACAGCACCCAGTTGTTGATGCGCTCCGTAGATGGAGAAGTTTCCTTTGCAGAGGAACTTGACGGGGTATGCCGTGGTCTATACAGGGTGTCCAGAGGCCGTGACGAGACTGGCAACGAGCCTGCCTTGTACGGTGTCTTTGGCCATAAGCTTTACCTGTTCGACAAGGACGGAACGAAGCATGTCATTGCGACTATCGAGAGCACGAGCACAGAATGCCGCATGGTGGAAACTGGTGGCTACAATTCAGCCCACCCGCACCTTGTTATCGTTGACGGATTCAGCATGTATGCGGTCGATACGACAATTCCTATTGCATCGCAGCGTACTGACTTCCGTACAATCGAGTTGCCGTTGAAGCCGCTTGACGATTCTCAGCACATCAAGCCGACGCACGTGGCCTACCTGTATGGTTACCTTGTATGTAATGACGATGGAACCGATGCGTTCTATACGAGCATACAGTATCCGTTTGAAACGCTTACTGATGCAAATGAGATTGATTACGACATCTGGCGTTTGTCTACAACGAACAACATTGGATTCATAACTTTCAGTGAGTGGTGCCAAGATATCACGTCTGCACTCTGCAGCAATGGCAGTAAGCTGATGACCTTTGGCCCGAGGAGCTGGCAGGTGTTCTCCTTCAACGACGACAAGAACAACCCGTTCAGCTCACCTGACAACGCTGCGGGAAACATAGGCATAAAGGCCGTCAATTCGTTGTGCATGCTTGGCCACACGACAATCTGGCTGGGCTCTTCCGACATTGGTGAGAACGCCGTGTTCATGATTAACGATACGCAGTTGACACGTGTATCCACGGGAGACGTGGAGCGTGAACTGGCCCAGATGGTGCATCCAGAGAACGCCTATTCGAGCATCTGGCAGGAACATCGTCATGTGTTCTACTCGCTGACTTTCGAGGACAGCAAGATGACATACGTGTATGACGTGACCGAGAACAAGTGGCACAGGCGTGCAAGCTACGACGCATCGAACAACCTAACGTTCTGGCGTTATTCTCATGCTACGTTTGCATACAACAGAACAATGGTGGCTGCTGGCAATACTTTGTGCTACATGGACGAACACGTTTTCCACGAGCATGACGGACGCAAGATTCTGAAACTACGCAGGGGCGGTGTGCTGACATCGAACGACCAGCCGTTCTTCATCGACAGCATTGAACTTATCTGCAACAACGGACAGCACAGCACACGCTTTGCCAACCTCATTGACGGCGCATTGACGCAGCCTGTGGACGGCGAGCTGAACCCTAGGGTGTCCGTGCGCTACACTTGGGACGGTGGCAACTTCTCGGACTACGAGGACTACTTCCTAGGCAAGGTTGGCGACTATAAGTGGCAGACAACGATGTGGCATCTTGGCTATGGCAAGTTCTTCACGATTGAAATAAGCACGACCGAGGAAGTTCCGTTCGCCATAGAGAACATGAAGGTGGCATGGTCACCAGCGGCTTGGTTCTAGGAGGGATTATGACAAACGAAATGAAACTCATAAGATACTCGCAGGAGAACCCGAACATCGAGGCGCTGAAAGGCAAGTACGGCTACCTTGGCGAAGGCTGGGGCAGCGTAACCGTATTCAAGAACCTGCTGCTTGTGGTGGCCAACAGGGGAGCCAAGGTATCGAACTACCAGCTCCCAGAAGTGTACGACGGCTTCCTACTGACAAACGAAGGGAACGTCATCAACGTAACGAATTCAATATTAAACCTTGACCTCGGGGCCAGCGAGTGTGCACAGGGAACCCTTAAACTGGTCAAGGACAACTAGGAGGCAACTATGATTCCTGCTCTTATCGCTGGTGGTATTGCTGCGGCTAGCCTCATCAGCAACATGTACAACTCTTCCGCTGACCGTGAGGCCCGTAAGGACGCTCTCAATAGGTTGGCGGGCGACCAAACTGCATCTAATGCCGAGTACACGAAGATTCTCCAAGACATCGACAAGTACTACGAGAACCGTGGTTCGTTGGGCAAGGCAGAGGATGCCCTGTCTTACAAGGATGCAATCGCTGGATATAACCCAGAAGACTTTGTCTACAACCCGACTGAGTTCAGCTACAACAAGACGGCCAATGACTTCATCAACCCGATGCGTGACAAGATTATCGCAAACGAGGTTGCAGGTGTACAGCACAGCGCTGCTGGTGCAGGCCTTGGACGTGGCTCTGGTGCAGCCGAAGCCATCGCACAGGCCGTTGCCGACAAGGACTTGGAACTCTACAAGACTGCACAGGAAGACTATCGTGACGACCGTGACTTCGCCTACAAGAAGTACAGCGACTATTCGGCAGCCATGCAGAACAAGCTGAACCAGTTGCGTGAGGCCACCAACACGAAGCTTACGTTGCAAGGTAACCTTGCCAACGACTACTATGCAGCTATGGATTCTGCACAGTCCGACAGGCTGAAAGCACAGCAAGATAAGATTGCAACGAACGCCACCTATGCACAGGCCATGGCAGGCTTGTACTAATACTTATTTATCCCGTGAGGTAAATCATGGCTGGAATTTATCAAAGAGACAATTTGGCACAGCAGCTGGCGCCTGCAATCGAAGCTGCATTGGCTAGGCGTCAGGCATACATTGACCGTGAAGCTCAACGCAGGAACCAGAATGCACAGGCCATCGGCAACTTCGCCAAGGCGCTTGGCCGCACATACGAAACGTGGGGAGACGACGAGGCCAAGCTAGCAGCTTTGCAGAAGGAAAGGGAAGAGGTTATCCAAGCACAGCAGGAGAATGACCAAGAACTGCGAGACGAAAGGGCAAGCTTGATGATGCCGAGCACCATCAATGGGCCTAGCGTTTCTAACACCTATGCACAGGCTATGCAGGGCTACACTCCTGCATCGTCTTACGTTGTTCCTAACTACACCGAAGTATTGAGGAAGAGGGGGTTGTACTAATGAGAAGCATAGCAGAAATCGACGCAGATATCGCCGCAGTACAGCAGCGTATCGCAGCACGCAATGAGGGAACACCGCAAAGGAACAGCCCAGAGTACAGGGCTGCCCGTTTCGACTACATCGTTGACGGTGACCGCAGTGGCCTCGATGCATATCAGAATGCACTGAATGCGGCCATCCAGAACAAGCTCAGCAGGGAAAGTGCCGAGAAGATGGCAAAGGCTGGAAAGGAGCAGGTTGACGAGGAGAATGAAATTCAGTGGCGTAAGGACATGACAAATGCCAGAAGCGACCTGAATGACGTTCGCCAGAAGGCAAAGGAAGGAAAGGCCACTCAAAAGGACCTTGAAGATGCCGTAGCCAACTACAACTTCCATGCTGAACGTGGTGCTAAAAAGGGCTATAAGAATGCCCCCGCTAACGAATCGGTACAACAGGAAGACAAGAATGAGGCAACTCTCTACAAGATGGCTCAGGATTTCCAGAAAAAGGTAAACGAAACCGTAAAGAAGGAAAGTTCTACAATTGACGAGCTTAAAGCTGCAAGGGTTAAGGCAGATTTTCTTGCAGAGCAGGGTGCCGACATGTCGGATGTCTATGCTGCCATAGATGACAAAATCAATAAGCTTGAAGGACCAGTGGCAATGGAAGCTGCAATGGGCGAACTCAATGCGGCCATAGCATCCAAGAACCCAGATGCAATCGAATCGGCAGCGGCCAATGTTGAAAAGTTCAAAAATGTGCAGGGCTATAAGGGAGATGAGGTCGTTAAAGCAAGGAAATCGGCAGAGACCATACGAAAGAATGCAAAAAGTGCGGCGGCAAAAGCAAAGGCTGGCCCAAAGGTAAAGAAAGGTCAGGTTCTTGCCGCCAATTCAAAGGGTGAAAAACAAGTGCAGTTCGTTGACAAAGACGGAACTAAGTACAACTTCAACTACCAGTTCGTAAACGACGAGCCTCAAATCTTCTATGGTGGCAAGTGGCACGAAGTTAAGTAATAGAGGTAGCTATGGCTTTTTCATACAACGTAGATACTTACGCCAAGGCAAGAAAGGCAGCCGAGCAGGCATATACTGTTATACCGCAGGTCAATGCTTCACTGGCCAGCAAATTGCCTAAGGATAGGGAAGAGGCTATCGAATATCTGACTGACCAGATTTGGCCCGTCGTTCAGAAGGAATACCCTAAGGACAAGTTTGACGAGAAGATGGCTGCCGAGTTGGCCAGTTCGAAGGATGATGACTGGTTCAAGATGTGGTATCTTGGGGACAGGAAGTACTCGCCCCGTGTACAGGCGAAGCAGGAGCAGTTTAATAAGTTCCAAGACCTCGTAGTGGACGGAAAGTGGTACAACATGCCGAACAAGGAGCTTGACTTGAAGATGTCGGAACTAGGGTACGACCCGACGAACAAGGAAAGCCGAAAGGAGTTCTTTGATATACTAGGTCAGCATGATGTAAACTACAACCGTGCAAAGGCCGTCCAAGAGACCATGGACGATTCCGAGTGGTACAACAAGCTAGGCTATCTGGCATACCCGTCATTGTATAGTGAAGCTATGCGGCAATCGCTTACTGGTGATTTTGATGACTCCAAGGTATATGGTGCACTAGGTGTTGACTTCCTCACTGGTGCTGGCATGGCTGCTGCACCTTATTCAAAGGTTATTGCAGCCAACCCAGTAGCAGCTGGCCTTGTAGATGCCAGCCTTGAAACTGGTAGGCAGGTTGCCAACATTGCAAGTGGAAGGGAAGCTGAACCGCTAGCAATAGTCGGTGCTGGGATGGGAGCTGCCACAGTGCCTATGCTAGGTATAGGTGTACAGAGCTATGCTGGACGTGGAGGCGCCCTTGAAGCAAAACCGTTGGCAAGAGGTATTGCAAGAGGATTGCGTGGCGCCGATGACCCTGTCACGGTAGAAAGGAACGCATTGAAACAGCTACTTGTAACTGCAAGGAACCAGTCCAAGGCGGCAAGGGAAAACTTTAGTGCAACTGCACAGGCGGCAAAGCAGGGAGCTAGGGGAAAGAAGATGACCGCACTTACCACGTCCGAGGTCGAAAATGCAAAGGCATGGAAGGATGCTGCCGAAAAGTTGCAGATTCTTGGATTGAAGGGAGCGGACGGCAAGGCAGCACCTGTGGGCATCACAAACTTCAACAAAGTAACTGACGTAATTGGTGAATTCCCTTCTGGAACAAAGAAATCTGCCCCGATAGACCCTACCATAACTGCAGACCAAATCATAAAGAATGTGTATGACAAGCCTTCAATGTACAAGGTAAAGGGTTGGCTGGAAACGGCAACGCCGAAACAGTATGACGAGGTTTCCACCGCATTGGGCAACATGAAGCAGGCTTTCCCTGCCAAGTACGAAAAGGATTTGGCAATGGGCGCATCCAACAAGAGCAAGGCTGCTTACAATCTTGGCCTTCTCGGCGGTAAGTCTCTCGGTTTCATCGGTACAAGGTTAGAGCCTAATATAAAGGTTAATCCGTTGCAGATTAGCGAATACGACCAGAAGCTAAAAAAGTTCCGTGAGACCGAATGGTACAAGAGCCTGCCAAAGGATAAAAAGAACGCAATCGAGAAGGCGCTTAAAGGAGAAGAATAATGTCATTCCGTAACTTTGACAACAGAGACAGATACTACGACCGTGAAGGCAATGTCCTTTGCGGCTGTCTGCAATTCATGATAAAGGACGGCACTACTGTCGCCAACATCTATGACGGCGACATGGTTGCCCTTGCCAACCCTCAGGTGACTGACATTCTCGGACGCACGAAGAATCAGGTGTTCGTGGATTCCGAAGTCATTGCTTACATATACAAGTATGTGGGCACTGGTACGCTTGCGGAGGAAGAGGCCGCTGGTATCGACACAAGTGACGAAAGCAAGTGGTCTTTGCAGTACACGGTCGAAAGCATGTCCATCGACACAAGGAGCATCGAAGGCACGGCTGCGACAGGCGTTTCCACAATGGATTCGCTCCGTTCGCTCGTGGTCGAAGAGGTGCCAGAGGTGGATGGATACAAAGTAATAACCTTGAACGGCTACTACGAATGCGGCGACTGCGAGCCCGTCACCTACGTATGGGATGGCGAGTCCACTCTTGCTGACGACAACGGTTCAGTGATTCAGCCAGACGGTGTACTGACTGGAAGATGGATTCTAGTGCAGCCAACAGAGCACTGCGATTCAAGGCACTTCGGTGTGTTCCCGCAGGACTCCGTTGACTCCGAGGTGAACCAGTCCACAAGGATTGGCCAGCTCATCAGCTACTGCAATACCCATTCCATCAAGCCATACTTCAACGGTTCCCAGTCCTATCCGTACTTCATTTATACGAGCGTTGCATACAACAGCCGCAACACAATCGACGTTTCCAACGATACGAAGTTTGTGGACAAGGGAAGCGGCAACAGGTTCTCTGGCGAGTGGGGAGGCAATCCTTACTTTGTCAATGCCAACACTCAGGTGAACTCCAAGTCCGTGCGTCACAGCTGGCACTTTGGCAGCTATGGCAGCAACACGGTCAACTACATCATCGACTCCGACTGGGCGCCCGTGAACCTCGATGGCATCACTGTCGAGATTGAAACATCGCCTGCCGCAGAATCGCAGCTGACCGACTGTGACGTTGTGTGCAACGAGAAGATTACACGCAGGATTGTCTTGCAGAACCTGACCATCAAGACTGACTGGTTCGCCGATGACTACGACTGGTCCAACTTGCAGCTATACGGTTGCCAGATTCTGTTGCAGAACTGCAAGGACGCCAACACGTATATCATCTTGAAGAACAAGCAGAACGAGGCCAACTATGGCGACCTTGGCGAACAGACTGTCTCCAACCAGACATTGCTGGCCAACTGCATCGCCGAGAACGGTGCGTTCACTAACGTGACAATTTCTGGCAATGCCGAGCTGCACAACATCAGCGGCACGGTATTGCTGACTGGCAGTGCATACAGCCTCAACATCATCGACTGCTGGCTTAGCTTCACCAATACGGACAGCGTAGTGCTGGACATGGTACAGTGGAGGCGTGGTTCAGTCACGATGGACAGCAGATACCACATACAGATTCTAAGCTCTCTGCTTTTGGACAACGTAGACGTGCAGGCTAACTTCTATACTCCAGGTGTCTACCCGAAGTATCGCCATTGCCGCATCAACACCCGTCAGGACAACTTCACTGACTTCGAGTACATCGGATGCGAAGTGAATGCGGACATCTACCAGTTCCCAGAGTACATCACGCTGTCAATTGGCGGAACGGACTACCCAGGCTATGTTTACCGTGGCCTGTTCGCAAAGAATACCGTGACGGGCACGGCAAAGCTCTACCTGTCTCCGCAGACTGGCGTCAACTATGAAAGCTCCCCTGTGAGCCCGATGGGTCACTGGGAAGGCAACTTCTCCGACCACAACTTCGTGGACGACAGCAGGTGGCAGGGCATTACATACGACGGTGCAGTAAGCCGTAAGTTCGAGTACAAGAACAACTACGGTGGCTGCCCTGTGGAGAACGAGGACATCATCCTGACGATGCCCTACTCACAGCTGCGTCCTTACGGAAACGAACCGTATACGGACTATGGCAGGTACTGTGCCAACGTGGACGGCACCACAGACACCACTGGCGTATGGGTCGTGCATGACGGAAGAACAACGCCGTCCCGTGACGTTTCTTGGGACGACTACTGGATTGTGAACTTCCATGACGTGGCCCTGCCCATTGGCAACCTGTTCCGTCTTCCTTACTTGAAGAGGGTGCAGAGCGTCATCATCGAGGCAGACATTACGTGCTTCATTAGACCAGACGGATTTTCCGATTGGCCGTTCTATACGAACACGTTCCACATCGAGAGCGTCCTGTTGAACGCAAGCGTGACGAGCGATACGACAGTGGCCTACGCCAACTCGTTCAGGCCAATCAAGTTCCACTATTCGGGCATCAGGTATTGCGACAACGACGACATCGACGATTGGCACTCTTCGCTAGACCAAGTGCTGTATGCGGCATATGACGAGCCGAGCAAGTTCGGCTTCGCCGCCCAGTGCCGTTACAGATACCACCTTTCGTAGCTACTTATTATTACTGAGGATTAAACATGGAAAAAGATTCACTAGACATCATCAATCAATGCAGCGACTTCCTCAGCCGTAGTAGCAAGAGGTTCGCATCAACACTCAACCGTGCAACCAAGGACTTGCGCAGGTATTCTGGCGAGTTCTGGGACGACGATTTCAGGAAGCTCTATCGGCCAGGAAAGAAGCGTGCATGCCTTTCCCTGAACAACTGGAACGTCATATGCAACGCCATCGCATCGCCCATGTCAGCCTCTCCGTGGCATACGGAGTTGAAGAACAAGGAAGACGGATACGAGGAATTGCAGGACGCAATCGACCAGCTTGAAGCCGAGAACGATGTAAAGACGGCATTGCTCGACGCATTCCGCAAGGCCGTGCTTACTGGCTATGGCTTCCTTGTGGTTTCCACCGACATCGACCAGATGACGGGCGAGCCGAGGATTATCCTTGAAAGCGTAAAGCACTTGCAGTCCGTGGCCATTGACCCGAGCATCGTCACCGTGAACGGTGAGGATGCCGAGGAAGGCGCCGTGGTCAACTACATTTCCTTGAAGAAGGCAAGACGGGTATATGGAGACGACGTGGCCCCCTTCGACTATCCTAGGAGCGCTGCGGCACTCAACTTCGGCACTTCCGAACAATGGAGCTGCCCGAGCGACCAGATTCCAGTCGTGTCATATTATGTCAAGGAAAACGACGGTGTCCACTTCTACAAGATTTGTGGCGACAAGGTTGTTCAGGAAGCCGTATTGCCGATAAAGTACATACCTATCGTCCGCTTGGCCGGAAACGAAATCTATGACAAGCAGAACGACATCAACTACAACGGCATTATCCAGCAGACGCTGAACTTGGAACTTGGCGCCAACACTGCCTACTCTACGCTTATCGAGCGTTGTGGAAGGAGCGTCAAGGCCAACTACATGATTCACGTAAGCGCACTTGACGGCTGTGAACGCAGCTACCAGAATGCCGACAATGACGACGCCTGTGTGGTCACGTGGAATGGCGAGCATGAACCGAAGCCCTTGATTGAGCAGTTCCAGACTGGTGACCTGCAGTCCGTCATTACGACCACCCGTACCCTTATGGAAGACGTTGTTGGTGTGCCGCTCACGGGCATTCCGCAGGGAACCCCTGAACGCACGGCAACGGAAATTCTCCGTCAGCAGACGAGCAAGGAAGCCAACACGGCAAGCTATTACAACAATGCCTTTGCCGCATGCAACCTCCTGTCCAGAATCTTCATCGAACTTTTGAACGGCGGTGAAGACCTGCGTTTCACCTTGGAGAACGGCCCGAGCGTCATTACGAGGCAGATGAAGGCACGTCAGGAATTGACAGCGCTTGCCAGCGTCTGCCCGGACGAATTGAAGCCTATCATCGCCAAGTTCTTTGCAGATACGTTGGAAGACGACGTGGGCAAGGATTTGAGCCGCAACATCGTGGCCAACCTGCCGAAGGATGTCCAGTTCATCGAGAATGCGGACATGGACCCGCTTGCCGTCCACCAGCTCGAACAGATGAAGGCAATCATCGAGGAATTGCAGTTCCAGCTTGACGGCCAGATTCAGGCCAACGGCGAATTGCAGAAACAGCTCGACACTGCCGAAATCAGCATGATGGAGAACCGTGAACAACGTATCCTTGATTGGCAGAAGTTTGCCATTGCCGAGCAGGACAAGATGGCCCTTGAAACGGCCAAGCTCCAGCAGAACGGCGAGGTGAACGGAGCCAACCTGCAGCTTGCAACGCAGAAGCTGATGGTAGAGGCCGAGAAGAACCAGGCACAGGCACAGAACGATACAGACAAGGTAATGCTCGAAGCCCAGAAGACGCAAGATGCGTTGAACAAGGCGGAAGAGTCTGGCTACCAGCAGGGAGTCAGTGACGGAGTTGATGCAGCATACGGAGGCTAATCATGGCCATTCGATTTAACATACAACAGGCTGACAAGCCGGGGATGAACGCATCGACCATTCGCAATCGCAGGGCTGCCCAGAGGCAGACCGAGGCGATGCGTGACAAGGTTTTTGCAAAGTACCAGTCGCTTGTCGGCACAATCTACAAGAACAGCCTTGCGGCTCGCAGGGCTGCCTCTGCCGAATTGCGTGACAAGGACAAGCACCCTGAATACTGGAACGAAGATACGGAGCCTAGGAAACCGCTTCACCTGAGCTCCACTTGCTTCGAGAAGGCAATCCCGAGTGCTGGCGGCGTGTTCCTGTTTTTCAGGAGCAAGCCAGAGAAGGCATATTTCTATCCGTGTGCAGGAACGACTGCTGAAACTGCAAAGAGAGTGGAAGAATTGCTGACTGCTGATTCCATCGGAAGACACTATCTGAACTCATGGGGAGCCCAGAACGGAGCAAGGAGAATGACCAATTCGAAGACGGGTGGAGTCTACTACCAGTTCAAGGGCGGCAAGAAATCTACGCCAGCGCAGCTTAGGACATTTAGTGACAAGATGCTTAAAAGCTCTGGCAACAAAGTATCTGTAAGACTGTAGACTACTTATTTTAGTATGGAGTGCGTAAATGGCACGTACTCTTTCGGAAATCAACTAAGCCATTATATGAAGGATGCCAACCTATGATTAGTACTGAACAGGCACAAAAGATGGTCGATGAGAAGATGGCCAGGGAAACTCCGAAGCCCGAGGAACCGTCCGTCGAGAAACCGTCTACAACGGGAGCCGAAGAAGCCCCGAAGCAGGAAGAACCGAAGCAAGAACAGCCGAAGGCCGAAGAGCAGAAGGACGACAAGCCCAAAGCCGAAGAGCCCAAGGAAGACAAGCCCAAGGAAGAGAAGCCTGCCGAGGACAAGCCGAAGGAAGAAACCCCGTCAGAGGACAAGAAAGAAAAACGTCTTCCCCCTTCAAAGAAATACACCCGTGATGAGCGAATCGCCCATTCCTTTGCTATCGAGAAGCGCAAGCGTCAGGAAGCACAGGCAAAGGTCAAGGAACTCGAAGCGGAACTGGCCAAGGTCAAGGGCCTCAAACCCGAAGACTTTAACAATGACGTAGAAGCCTACACGTCTTACCGTCTTGACGAACAACATAAGAGAGACGAGATTGAAAGACAGAAAAGGTTTATCGAGCAGTCAGAGGCCGAGGAAAATGCGAAGGAAACCGAAAGAAAGGTAAGTCTTTGCTTCCCAGATGAAAACGACCGAGCTGAATATGAAGAACTCATCAGCACAAGAGGCCGTGAATTCTACGAAGCATTGAAAGAGCATGACCCGTATGGCGTTGTACTTGACTACCTTAACGGCGTGGAAAAGTATCCGATTGTTCTCCGTGAGCTGATGACGAACAACAAGTCTCTTGCCTACGTATTCCGTGACAAGGACCCGTATGAACTTCGCCACAACTTGCACGTCTTCACGAAGGAATTGCTCTCTGGCAAGACCGAGGAAAAGAAAGAGGACGTTAAACAACCTGAGCAAGAACAGCCTCAACCGAAAACCGCTATTCCAGTCATTGGCAAGCAGGTGACGGCACAGGCGAAACCAACTGAACCAGTGCATGACAGGAACTATTGGAATGATTACCTGTTGAAGCACAAACATGGCTAACTTTAATAATGGAGTTGCATTATGGCAAACGAATTTAAAACCTCCCGCAAGACCGAGCTCGTAGCCCTCCGTGCGGCTGAATCTGCTGGCTACCTCACTGTCGGTTCCAAGAAGTATTTCAAGGACCAGCTTAAGAACAAGAGAAACGGAAAGACGTTCGAGTTCGTCATCCGTGACGCAGGTGAATACCAGCGTGGTATCGACCTTTCTGGCAAGGGCCCGTCCAGCCTCGTTGAAAAGAAGGTCAGCAAGACCCTCAACGTCGGCAACGTTATGATTGCTACCAACCTTATCGAAAAGGTCACTGACGTGAACTGGGATAAGGAAGTGGCTATCCCGCAGGGCAAGAAGCTCATCAACGGTGTCGTTAACGATACCATCAACGGCTTCAAGGGCAAGATTGTTGACGGCGAAGTTGTTACCACTTATGATGGTGACTTCGGTAACCAGAACCTTGCATTCGCAGGCATCGGCTATGGCCCGCTTACGGACGCAACGAACACACTCACTTCCATCAGCGATGAAAGCCAGTACATGTTCATCCATCCGATGATTAACTCCAAGTTGAGCAACACGGGTGATGCATTCAAGCCGACTTCTGCCGACCCGATTTTCTCCAAGGGCCTCATCGGCAAGATTGGCGAAACGGAAGTTCGTACTAACCAGTTCCTCCCGCTCGTCATCATCAGTTCCGCTCTCGCAGGCGACTACGCCAACATCACTGGCGTGACCTATGCAGAATCTGGCCTCGAAGATGGCTTGGCAACCCTCACGTTCGCTGGCATGTCCCAGAAGTTCCCGAAGGGTTCCGTTGTTTGGATTGACGGTGCATACGCCGCTGACTTGGTCGGTGACCGCACTGCTTCCCTCCGTGCATTCATTGCAGTGGAAGACGGAACGGAAAACGGCGTGATGGTCGTGAAGGCCCTCTCTGCCGAAGACTGGACTGGCGAAGGCAACAAGGTCATCTGCGATTCCGACGGCAAGGCATTCGGCGCAACGAAGTCTGCAGCTATCACGAAGTTCAACACTGTAGCATCCAGAACTGGCGCTGTTCAGGGCCTCGAAGCTGGTAAGTACTTTACTGGTATTGTGAGACTCGATGGCACGGAAGAGTTCGAAATGTTGGACGAAATCGACGCTTCCAACGCTGACACCGAAAGGGCAGACAATGAAGGCGTTGTCGTGTTCCAGAACAGGGCCATTGACACCATCAAGGGCTCCAACGTTACCCGCTGGACCTCTACGGTCATGGCAGGCATTGTGGAACCTCGTGGCGTAGCACTCGTGCTCGTCAAGGACGCTGATGTCAACAAGGTAAAGGTTGTACAGTAAGAAAAACAGCCAGTGACGGCTAGTTGACCGTCACCTAATCCTCAACCCCAGATGCTTCGGCGTCTGGGGTTTCTTCGTCTTCCCCGACCTTTCCGCTCCTGATTGATTCCCTGTATTCTAGGTATGCCTCGGTCACCCACTCGTCAATCGCCTCTTTCTTGTTGCGTTCCTTGATGAGGTTCGTGTAGTACTTGCAGGCAGCCGTGTACATGCAGCGGTAGACATAGCTGTACGGCTTCTTGCCGTCCTTTATGTAGTGGAGCGAGTTCCACCCGGACATGAACATGTCGTCAGTGATGGGGCCTAGCTCGTCCTTTGTGCTGGGGTTTATCTTCGGGTTTTCAAGGACAATGTTCATCATTGTCATCACGTAGTCGCCTAGCCTGCATTCCTCGATGTAGTTCAGCGTCTTGTCGTTGTACTTCACCACGAGTGCCGTGAAGTCTTCCATGTCAAGGTCGTAGCCCCTGACGTATTCCGGGTCGTTGTATTTGAGCTTGTTTGTGCGTTTGCGTTTAACTGGTTTCCATTTCAAAAGTTCCATTGGGTCTCCTGAGACTTGTTGACGCTTATAGTTTATAAGGCCAGCCCGCCTCTACTTATTATAGTATACAATAAAAATACGTTTTTTAAAGGCCATCTGCTACGCTTTGGAGGAAAGGTTTTTATGGCTCTCAATTACTTGCTGGACCCCGTGTTCCAGATTGAAAACTCTGCGGGCAAGCCTGCCACTGACGGATGGCTTGAAGTCTATATCCACGGAACCCGCACGAAGTATTACTGCGCTTCTGACTTTAATGGAACTCTTCATCCGTTCAAGATTCCTCTTGACTCGCTTGGTTCCAACATCGTTCTGGCCGAAGACGGTCAGTCCTATGACGTTTATGCATACAACCGTTTCGGCTCCCTGTTGATGAGCCGCTACAACGTGCATCCTGGTTCTGGCGGAGGCACTGGTGGCACTGTCGGAGAATTGCAGCACTGGCTTGGCATGTATGGCCCGACCTACACGCCGTTCCCTGGCGACAGTGCTATGCATACGCTCGGCATCAGCAAGTGGGAGCGTGACTATGTTGGCGACTTCATTGACCGTATCGAGACATGCCCTTACCCTGACGGAACAACACCAGATGGGTACATTTACTTGAAGCCTGGTCTTTACTTTGTCAGCTGTATCATCAGATACCAGCAGGCAGATGACGCCCTATCCAACACTTTGGACGAAGTGCTAATGTATACTGGCGCAGGGAACGCAAACGAGTCTCTGGCATACCAGATGGACTCCTCGGGCCCAGAAGCGACTGACAACAGGCACAACGTGCGTGTCCAGTTTATCCGTAAAGTTCCAGACAACGTAAGTTCCAGCGTGCTATGCTTCGCACCTAGCACCCCCGTAAACTGGAAGGAAGCCTACATCCAGAAGCTCGAAATTGTGAAGCTCGACGGCGTACGTGGACAGCGTGGCGAGACAGGTGCAACAGGTGCGACAGGTGCAACTGGTGCAGACGGACAGTCAACATACGAATTGTGGATTCAGGAAGGTAATACTGGAACAGCAGAAGAATTCCTCAACAGTCTTGTTGGTCCGAAGGGAGATACAGGTGAACGTGGTCCAAAGGGAGACACTGGTGAAACAGGTGCAACTGGACCACAGGGTGAAATCCCATTTACGATTCCGTTCGTTGCTGGTGACGGCATTAGGATGGAAATTGATTCCGACGGAGAAATGAAGGTTGTCATTTCAGTAGATTCTGATTCCATTCCTACTGGTGAGACAGGTGCGACGGGTGCTACTGGCCCTCAGGGTGCAACTGGACCGACAGGAGCTACTGGACCCAAGGGAGACACTGGCCCGCAAGGTGAACAAGGCATTCAAGGCGAAACTGGCCCAATGGGTGCCACGGGTGCAACTGGTCCAAAAGGTGAAGACGGCACGATTGGTCGTGACGGTGCGACGGGGGCTACAGGAGCGACAGGACCTCAAGGAGAGACTGGCCCAGCTGGGGCAACAGGTGCAAATGGTGCTACTGGCCCTGCTGGCGATACTGGCCCAATGGGTGCAACGGGTCCACAAGGTGAAACAGGCCCACAAGGCCCAGAAGGTCCGCAAGGTCCTAAGGGAGATACAGGCGAGCAAGGTCCTATCGGTGCAACTGGTCCTAAGGGTGACACTGGCGAAAAAGGTGAAACTGGCGCCACAGGTGAACAAGGTCCAAAAGGGGATACTGGTGAAACTGGTGCGACTGGACCGAAAGGCGATACAGGTCCTCAGGGTGATACTGGCCCCAAGGGCGATACTGGAGCCGCATTGACGTGGAATGACCTTACAGAAGAACAGAAGGCTGAACTTAAAGGCGAGACAGGTGCAACTGGTCCTAAGGGTGATACAGGAGAAACAGGTGCTACGGGCGCAACGGGTCCACAAGGAGAGACTGGCCCAGCTGGAGCAACAGGCGCTACTGGCCCTACTGGTGCAACAGCAGCATATGAAAGTTATCCTATTGTTGCTGGCGAAAACATCACCCTCGAAGACTCCGATGGTATGCTTGTCATTTCTGCTGATGGTGGCGGTGAACCATGCTTGTGGTTCCTAGACTCTGATGGCTATGTACAGCCTAAGGACGGAAAGAACTTCGAAGTGTATGGTGTTCCCAGTTATGAGACGTATTGGGACTATTACTATGCAAAGCTTAACAGGGTAAAGAGTGATAATATTGGCCTCAGGGTTGACTATATGGTTGCAAGCCACAGAGGAGATGCTTCAACCCCATTTGGCCCTTTCAATGTTTCGGCAACACTTCGCACAGACCATTCAGCTAACCCGTATCAGGGCTCTCGAAAAGCTGGCCTTGTCCTAGATGATAATCAGACAGGAACTGGAATCAACCCTAGGGCCCGTATTGACATGTATGCTGGTTCTAACGGCGGATATAGTTTGTCTACATACAGAGACCAGACTTACGTACAAGCTATCGTTGCCAATGATTATGTCAGGATGCGCTCTGATGACATCATTCGCCATGTGGGAAGCACTGACGCCCATGCCCCGTTTGTATTGGCACATCAATCAGATACAACGAAGACATATGTAATGCAGCCTACGTCAACGCCAGGCGTATATGACCTTGTCGAAGAATCGGCAGGCGGCGGAACATACACCGCTGGTGGAGGCATCAATATCGACAGCGACGGAGAAGTCAGTGTAAAGACTGGCAACGGCCTTGATATCGACTCCGATGGAAACGTTGAGCTAGCCTCTTCTGTACTTCCTTCGTATGATACTCTACCTATTGAGGCTGGAAACGGAATTGCAATAAACATTGTGAACGGTAAGCTGGTCATCAGCCTTGCCTAGGAGGTTATATGAGCATTCTTACATTCGGTGGACGACCCTTAGATTGCACTAACTTTGTTCACGAAAAGGCGTTCCTACCTAAGGAGTGGAATGGAGCTCCTTCTTATAGTGGTAGTTATCAGGGTCAATATGTATGGACTGATGGAACTGATATCTACTGCTCAAATGGGTCGTCCCAATATGTTTTAGACAAGGCTACATCAACGTGGTCAGCCAAGACTTGGACAGGTCTTACTTCGTTCTACGGAAACTATGTATGGACTGACGGAACTGATATCTACTACTCTTGGTATTCTGACCAATATGTTCTGGATAAAGCTACTTCTACATGGTCAAAAAAGATTTGGAATAGTAGTCCATCCTCATTCAGAGGAGACTATGTATGGACTGATGGAACAGACATGTACTTCTCTAATAATTCAGCACACTACGTTCTGGACAAAGCTACATCAACGTGGTCACTCAAGACATGGAGTGGACTTACATCGTTCACAGGAAACTATGTATGGACTGACGGAACGAACGTCTACTACTCAAATGGTTCGACACAATACGTTTTGAACAAGACTACATCAACATGGTCATCCAAGACGTGGTACGGCCTTACTAGCTTTGTAGGAGAATATGTATGGATTGATGGCACAAGCATCTACTACTCAAATGATTCGACACAATACGTTTTGAACAAGTCTACTTCTACATGGTCAACAAAAACGTGGAGCGGAGTGACAAGTTTGTATGGGAACCTGATATGGACTGACGGAACAAACATATACTACGGATATGCGAAGACAAACTATTACCTGAACAAGTCCAACTCAACTTGGTCAGTAATGACGTGGAATAATAGTAGTCCATATTTCACGGCATCATATATATGGACAGATGGAACGAACATATACTACTCAGATAGTTCTAACCAATACGTTCTGAACAAGTCTACCTCTACATGGTCAGCAAAAACGTGGAATGGTCTGTCGTCATTCAGCGCAGAAAATATATGGACAGATGGAACGAACGTCTACTACTCAAATGGTTCGACACAATACGTTTTGGACAAGTCAACATCAACGTGGTCAGCCAAGACTTGGACAGGTCTTACTTCGTTCTACGGAAACTATGTATGGACTGACGGAA